GGATTAGCGAAGGCTCGGACATGGTCAAGGCTATGGAAGGAGAAACCTACGGCGTTGATGATCCAGATCGATTTGCAAAAGACGAAGATGGCAACACGATTGTTGTCGCAAGGGTAGGGGAGCCAAAATAATGCTGCACGTAACCAGATCAGATCACGGCGCAGCGCATAGCGGCAAGTTTGCCTGCTACGTGCGCGTCAGTACCGACAAACAAGACGTGGCAAACCAAGAACACGCCATCAAAGCTTACCTCAATGGCGGTGACCATGAGGTTAACTGGTATCGGGAGGAGGGCGTCAGTTCTACCACCGACTGGCACCAGCGTACCACGCTGCATGAATGCCTCGACTATTGCCGCAAGAGCGGGGCCACAATGGTGATCTACTCAGTCAGCCGTATGTCTAGACGCACATGGGAAACCTTACGTTTCTTGGAGCAAGAAGTGCGCACCGGGAAGGTAAAATTGGTGGTGGTTGACAATCCTAACCTTGATCACACGACGATAGGTTTGTTGTCAGCCGTAGCAGAAATGGAACGTGTGCAAATATCACAAAGAACCAAAGCGTCATTGGCCCGAATCAATGAAGTGATCAAAGAAAAAGGCAGCTACAAGACCAAGGCAGGCAAAACAATCAAGTCTTTGGGGGCAGGGGATGCTTTACAAAAGGCGCAGAAGCTGGGTGATGAAGCTAAAATACGCGCAGCAAATGAGCGGGCCAGTGATGTTTGGCCGATTATCTCTAACCTTCTAGATCGTGGCCTGTCTTATCGTGGCGTGGCCCGGGAGCTGAATAAAATGGGAGTGCAACCACCAAGCCGCCGCCGTAATCCAGATCTTTCCAAGAACACAGAATGGCACGCGTCAACAGTGCGTAACTATGCGCTGCGCATGAAGGAGCAGTAAAAATGAACATGCAGAATAATAAACCACACGCTTATATTGAAACAGTGCGACATCTTGCAGTGCGTGACTTTGCCTTAGAGCTGGCAAAGACCGAATTGGAAATGTACAAGGAGCGCAAACGCTGGCGTGACACGTGTAAAATGACTGCGTATTTTCAATCAACGCCAGAGAAGGCAGCATTTTCCCGCCTGATGTATGTCGCGGCGCGTGTAAACCAGAGTTACACGGTTTCAGAGATTAGCCAAGAGCTAGACATTAGCCGTCAAACTATTTGTAGGTTTACAGACGATTGTTGCAAAGAGGGCTGGATTGTTTGGCAGAAAGTTCATGGGAAAAGTTATAAATATAAAGCTTCTGATGAGCTTTGCATCGCAATGGAAGAATACGCCGATTACAGCTCAGACCTCTTCCAAAAGACTGCGGTTCATGACGCTGAGCATTTCCTCGGTATGCTAAAGCGGCGTCAACCTGAGTTGCATAGACAGACACTTGATTAATCCATACATTTGGCAAACAGGAGAGGAATAATGCGCAAACAACAGGATAACGAAACAGTCAAAATGATGCGGTGGACAAACATGCGCTTCAAGCGGCGTTTAGATATTCCAATGTGGCACATTGATCACTTGCGTAAATCTATTACTGAACTGGAAGAGCTGACAGAAGAGCTGAAACGAATTAATAATTCTAACAGTTTGAGACATGCTGAGAAGTGCCGATATGCGCAAGACGCTTTACTTGCTTTAAATATCCGCTTCAGAAATATGCTGCCAAAAGATCCACGCACCAGAGGCTCAGAGCTTTTGATTTATGGTGAACGCGGCTTAGAAGATCACAGCGGATATGCTGAATTGAATGCTCGGGAAGATCTGCGGGGCGCAGAACAACAACAAAAAAGCCCACGCCATCGCCTTAAAACCAGCTTTTATGGTAAGCGTTAGACTACTAAAGGGCAGTACTGGTAAATGTTTATTAGTGTTTTGTAAGAGTGCAAAAGCAAAAAAGAAGGAAGATAAAATGAAAACAGAAGGTTACGCTGAAGTGTGCAAATCGGATGCGCATAATATATATTATCTTAGTGCAAACAGTAACTTAGGTGATACAGAAGAAGTAGGGCAGGCAGTACAGTTTAAACAGGTCATACTGTTTTTAGGCGAGTTTGTCACCATCGCAGCTTGGTTTGGTTTGCTCTTCGCGGGCTTATGGTTGGGATGCGCTTTGGACGATGGGTGCTGGCAATCATATGCTGGTGTACGCTAATGCCCAAGCTTACTAAAACGGGCTACGAAATCGGTAGCAGTGAAGCCGGGGCAATTGTCCTTTTCAAAACAGCCTTTCAATCCCGAGATGAGATCTTGCGCAAGCACAAGCTTGCCCGAGCAGGGGTTGAGACTGTTGATGAAATCCAAAACAAACGCGCACTGCGCCGGGGTACTCACCTAGAGCCAGCGGTTGCTGAATGGGCAACTGAAGATTTCAAAGCAATGACTGATGCCCATGTTGAAATGGAAGAGCCAGAGATCGCATTTAAACGCGAAGATCTGGGGATAGCCTCATCAGTTGATCGCTTGCTTACACTCAGCGCACCGCTTGTTCTGACTGAGCCTGATGGCAGCGAAGTGGTTTTGCAGAACAAAGGCATCTGTGAAATTAAAACTGACTTCTATCACGAAGACAAACCCAAACCTGAGTGGGTGATACAAGTGTTGCACCAAATGCTTTGCACACATTCACCTTGGGGCGTGATCGCCTGCATGTGCCAGCGGGGTAAGATGCACTATTACCCGGTCACGTATAACCAGCACCTGATCGATAGGATGATTGAAGCATACGCCGAGTTTTGGCAGCTCGTTGAATCGGATGGTGAGTATGCGCCGATCACGACTAATGAGGCTGGGCCTGTCGATATATCAACATACGATGAAGGCGTTACTACGCTAATCAAATCTTTGTGTGATGATTATCTCAAAGCTAGTGCTGAGGCTCGCTTGTGGGCTGCTACTAGGGATGAGGCCAAGCGGGCGATTGTGCAGGCAATGGATGGCCTTGAAGTTGAACATGGCAAGATCGAAAACTTTGTCATCAAATCAGAGCAAAAATTAAAAGAGAAAAAGCGGATGGTGGGAACGGGTGAGTTTGCTCCCTCCACAAGCTTTTCAATTAAAGAGGTAGGATAATGTCAAACATCACAACGCGGCAAACCTTGCAGCCGCAGTCAATGCAAGAGGCAATTCAGTTCTCAGAGATCTTGTCAAAATCTGCAATGGTTCCTCGGGATTTTCAAGGCAAGCCAGCCAATGTTCTAGTAGCGGTTCAGTGGGGCATGGAGCTGGGCTTACAGCCGCTACAAGCGCTCCAGAATATCAGTGTTATAAATGGCAGGCCCAGTGTGTACGGTGACGCTTTACTTGCTATGGTGCGAGCTGACAGTCGCTGTGTGGGCGTTAACGAATACATAGAGGGTGAGGGCGACGATAGGACGGCGGTCTGTACTGTTAAGCGTAAGCACGGCGGGGAGATTGAAGAGATCACACGTACATTCTCTGTAAGCCAAGCCAAGCAGGCAGGCTTGTGGAGTAAGACCGGGCCGTGGAAGTCATACCCAGAGAGAATGCTACAACACCGCGCCCGGGGCAATGCATTGCGTGATGGTTTTCCTGACGTTCTAGCTGGCATGAGTGTCTATGAAGAGCTTCGTGATATGGAGGATGTTAAAAACATTACACCCACCGCAGAGGCGGTTACAGCGCCTACACTAGAAGATCTGTCAAAGCCTAAAGAAGTCGTGTCGGAAGCTCCCATCTTTCTGCTCACCATGTGTGACGATGATGGACAGATCAATGTAGAAAAGCGCACCAAGGGCGTCGATGACTTTTGCTCTCAATACAATGATGAGATGCTACGCATAGCTCAATATGAAGGGGCGCTTCCGACAGTTAGGCGTACCAAATTAAAAGAGCTGGAACAAGCGAACATCTCGGCAATTGATGCTCTGCCTGAAGATCTTTGCGCTGAAATGTATGCCAAGCGATTGCAGTACAATAAGCACCTTAGTGTTGCAAAAGGGGCTGAGAATAATGGTTGATGATAAGATAGGCCTTACGCCAAAACAGCGCGAAGTTTACGACTTCATTGTTATGTATAACCAAGCATGTGGGGTGCTT